TTGATAATTTATTTGAAGAGGTTGAAGATGCCACCACTAAAGAAGAAGAGAAAAAAGAAGAGTAAGATTTACTTTGGTACACCCGTACACAATGCTATTGTAGAATATAATAGATCAGAAGATTATACATTTCGACATAAAATATACACTGAAGAGATACATGCAGCATTTCTAAAGTTAGCAGAAAACATAATCAATACATTTAAATTCAGTTATTTTGATTATGGGTTTAGAGATTTACAGGAAGAAGTGGTATCTAATTTAGTATTAAATATGCACAAGTTTGATGAGACTCGTGGTTCTAAAGCATTTAGTTATTTTTCTATCGTAGCTAAAAACTATTTGATATTAAATAATAATGCTAATTACAAAAAAATGAAGTCTCATGATGATATATCTATATTAACTGGACAAGGTACATATGATGATAAGATAGAGACATCAACATCAAAAGAAGTTTTTGAGAAAACTGTAAACTTTTTGTATGAAAGATTAGATAAATTATTTCCTAAACCAAAAGATAGACACGTAGCAGAATCTATTTTATATCTATGTAAAAACAAAGATCAGATAGATAACTTCAATAAGAAGGCTCTGTATATAATGATACGAGAAATGACAGACGTACAAACATCAAAGATAACTCAAATATCTAATGTTTTTCGCCGTATTTACCCACGCATACAAGATGAAATACTTACCAAAGGACACATTAGTAACCTAGCAATAACTGGTTCTATATAATATTCCTCGTATCCTATATTTATAGTTAGGATACTTATATGGATAACGATTTTAAAATATTTGGTGATAAGAATTTCTCTGATTTATCAAAAGAGATATACGAGAATTCTAAACTTAAAAAGACTCAAATTGATCTCTTAATCCAAGAGGTGCATGGTTATATACAAGGTATAGAGGATATAGCCGTTGTAGGACCTATTATAAAAGAACTGATGGATGTAGGAATTAAAAATGATGATAACTTAGTTAAGTTAGCAACTCTATATCAGAGGTTAATGGCTAAAACTATGACAGCAGAATCAGATGTCACATTATTATCTGATGAAGAAAAAGAAGAATTAATGAATGCTCTTGAAGATGTATCTACAGACCTACAGAAAAAATCAGATGAAATAGGAATAGAAGAAATTAGAAAGAAGTATGGAAAGACATAATGGAACAGGTATTTCGATTAGGTCATGTTTTATCAGTATTTGAATCTGATACTCAATCACCTACCTCTGAAAATGTACAATCTCAAGCAATAGAATTTGTTGATGCTATTGATACACCTGGAGGAACAAAAGGTACTAAAACTGCATTACCATTGATGAGAGGATTTAGTGATTCAGTAGCACGTGGTGATTCTATTTTTTATACTAATATAGGAGAGTTTTATTATTATCTAGGTCCAATAAACACTGTAAATTATCCATCATATCCATTGGATTTAACCCATGATGGCAGTAAACATTATATAAAAGATAATGACAATAAAGATGGATATAATAAAAATATTCCATTCAAAGGTGTTCAGAAATTATCAAAACCTAGATATCCTTTTATGGATCATGTCAGAGATTATGAATCTATAGTTTATAACAACGAAGATTATTTTGATTCAACATACAGTGATATGACTCTTGAAGGTAGATATGGAAATTCTATTCGACTAGGTGCTAGAGATGCACATCCTCAACTTATTATATCAAATAATAACAAACAAAATTTTGAAAAAATACAAATTGGTACATCGACTATAGGAATGACCAGTATAGGTAGGATAGAGGATAATTTTATATTAAACACAGGATATAGGTTATCAATTGATAAAGGTGTTGTGGAGATAAAAGATAGAGTAAATTTTGGTCATGATGATGAAAATGAAAAAACATTTAATTATGAATATAATAGAAAATCAATATATGATGATTATTCTGAGAAACCAAGTTCACAGATAATAATATCTTCTGATAGAATAATATTTGATTCAATGGTGGAAGACATAACGGTATCATCGAATAGAAATATTAACATAGGTGCTAATAAGAATATATCTATAGTTAATAAAGGTTTCTCAGTATTTCAATCTCAGAATATTTATATAGGACAAGGTGCTAAGTTAAGAACTCAACCTATGGTATTGGGTGAAAATCTTAGACACTTATTGGCAAAGATATTAAGACTAATAGCAGACAGTTATGCTCTTGGTGATTACAATGTCCCACAACCTTTGACAGTGTTTCCCAATATAACTCAAGCTGGTAGTTTAAGAACAGAGGTAGATGCTATTATGAAGCAATTTGGTTTAGGTACATTAGTTCCACCAGGTGGAGATCCACCAACACCAGATCCTGGATATTTAACAAATATCGATGAAGAAACTAATTCAGCTACTCAACCTATCACTACTGGTAATGCATCATTTTTAAGTAACAAATATTTTATAGAACCAAATCAAGAACCAAGTCAGGAGTAACAATGAAGTTATCTTTATTTAAGAAAGTAATAAGAGAAGTAGTAAGAGAAGAAATAGAATATTCTCTTGCTGGACTTCGTAAAGAATTAAAAGAAGTACTGGTTAGTAAGATTAATGATGAAATACTAAACGAAACACCATCTGTAACCACTACTGCTAAACCGATTCAAAAAACTGTGACTGAATCAAAACAAAGAGTTCCTATGACAAAGGACTCTATATTAAATGATTTATTGAAGGAGACTGCTAATTCAGGTGAGTGGCAAAATATTAATAAAGAATCAGAGACTACTTCTGTAATGGATAACACTGAGAATTTACCTGATCATTTAGCAGATGCTCTTAACAAAGATTATTCGGCAGTGATGAAAGCTGTAGATAAAAAGGCAAAGTTTAAGAATGGCATTTAAATCAAAAGGAACATTGAAGCTTGATCTGATCGAGATATCTAAAAAACAAATGGGTGTTAAAGCCTACAACAATTTAGATCAACCTGGTAAGGACAAGATAGATGCATATGCAGAGGATATGATGGGAGCTATAATGGCATTTTTACAAAGACAAGAGATGAACATTACAGATTTAGAAATGTCTGCATTGATACCACCTGGAGGAATTGCTACAGCAGCTGGTGGACCTAATGTAAATCCTATAGAAGTAAAGAGTCAAGTCAGTGAGACTTCTAACAAAGTTGGTTTACCTAGTGTGTTTCAAAACGTTAAGAAATCTGCAGCAAAATTTTTAAAGATATCAAAATAATATGGCAATACCAAATCAAAATGTAAAACGATTTATTGAGGATGTTGATACCAGAGTCAGTGTTGGATTGGATCTACCATTGGGTATACAACCAGGTACTTCTGATGGTATGTTTGCAACAACTAAAACCACTATGGATGCTATAAAGAACGATATAAAATTACTATTGATGACTCAGAAAGGTGAAAGATTAATGCAACCTAATCTTGGTATGAACATTCGTCAGTTTTTATTTGAGCAGATAACAGAAGATATCACAATACAAATTGAAAATGATATAGTGGATACGTTTTCTACTTGGTTACCTTTTGTTAATTTAAGAGAAATAAATATCAATAAAGAAGATCAAGATAAAAATAGATTGGGTATTGATATAAAATTTAATATAAGAAGTGCTCCAACAGAATTACAATCTGTTGGTGTGGTGTTGGAGTAATGTAATGGCTTATTCAAGTAAACAAGTACCATCAAATGTAAGTTACACATCAAAGGATTTCAGTACAATTAAAGCTGATCTTATAGAATATACTAAGGCGTATTTTCCTGATACATACAAAGATTTTAATGAGACATCACCTGGAATGATGTTGATAGAATTAGCAAGTTATGTTGGTGATGTTCTGAGTTATTACATTGATTATAACTACAAAGAGAGTTTACTTACAACTGCTACTGAACGTAAGAATGTGATAAGGTTAGCAGAGTTCTTAGGATATAAGACAACTCCTATAACACCATCTATAGTTAGATTAAAAGTAACAACTGATGTCTCAGCTGATGTAGATGGTAATATAGACACATCTTTAATTCCATCTCCGATTAGAAGTGGATTACAAATTCAATCAAATAATAATTCTGAATTATTATTTGAAACATTGGGTGAGGTTGATTTTGGTATAACTCAAGAAGGTACACCTGATAATGAAATAGTTGATTTTAACTCAGAGGGTATTGCAACTGAATATAGATTAACAAGATTTGTTGAGGCTATATCTGGTGAAACAAAAACTAAAACATTTACAATTACGTCTCCAACTAAATTTTTAGAATTAGATTTAGGTGAAACAGATGTGGTTGAAATATTAGATGTACGAGATAGCTCTAATGCAAAATACTATGAAGTTCAATATTTAGGTCAAGATAGGATATTAAAAGAAATATATTATGAAGATGATCCAAATAGAGCAACAGCATATGATGCCGGATTATTAGGAGGCAATCAAGTTTCTGTTGATGTTTCTGTTCCTTATACATTAGAATATATAAAAACAAATAAAAAGTTTGTAAAGAAAGTAGATCCTATATCAAACAATACAAAGTTACAATTTGGTAATGGGGTTTACAAGTTTAACATTTCAGGTTCATCTAGCGCTGGGTTATTTTCTACGATAGAACAACAAGGTATGTCAACAAGTGGTGTGCCATCCACTGTTATAAATGCGGCTTTAAATAATCTTACCACGAATAATTCATTGAATCTTGGTGAGACTCCAGCAAATACAATTCTTACTGTAACTTATAGACAAGGTGGTGGTTCTAATACAAATGCTCAAGCTGGTGAATTAACAAATGTTGTTAATTCTAGTGAAGATATAATAGTAGTAAATGAAGAACCAGCAAGTGGTGGAACTGATGGTGAAACTGAATTGGAGATAAAAGAAAATGCTAAAACATTTTTTGCTTCACAACTTAGATGTGTTACACGCGAAGACTATCAGGCTAGGATACTTAATTTACCAGCAAAATTTGGTAATATTGCAAAAGCTAGTGTTGCTAGACTTAATGATATAAGTGGATTAAAAATATATACATTGTCATATGACAGACGTAGAAGATTAACACAAACTCCATTGGTTGTTTTAAATAATTTAAGAATGTATTTGGAACAATTTAGAATGATAAATGACGCTCTTGATTTTGGTGTTGATTTAAATACTGTAGATCCAGGTAGTGAAGACTATGATGGAACAAGAATATATTCGGGATATAAAATAAACTTTGGTGTTTATTTTGAAATAAATGCTGATAGAAGATTTAATCCAACTGATGTCAAATTAGAAGTTGTTGATTGTATCAAAGAATTTTTTGTAATTGATAAAATGCAGTTCTCACAGGCGATAAATTTAAATGAATTACGATATGAGATATTAGGTAAAGATGGTGTTATTGGAATAAGAAAATTACAATTATTTCAAGACACCGAAAATATAGAAGAATTTAATTCAAGTGGTAATAATAGAAAAGTTTTAGCAAGTGTAAATTCCGTAGGTAATAGTTTAGAAGTAGGAACTAGTGGTTATGGATTTCAATACGATTTTCAAAGTGCTACTGTAAATGATATAGTAAGACCATCAAAAACTCCATCAGTTTTTGAACTACGTGATCCTAACAGTGATATTTACGGGAGGGTAATCTAATGCATCGTTCTTTTTTTGCTGTCAAAGACTCATTTATCAATAGTGGTTCTAGAGAATCTGATGGTGAAACATTACAAAATAAAAATACAGGTCAAGATGAAGTATTAGAACTAAAAAAAGTTTTTAGAAACAGAGAATTTCATGCACCAACAAGAATGTTGATTCAATTTGATGCTAATGAAGTCGAAAGTTATATCAGTTCATCAGTATTACCAAAAGATTATAAATTAATATTAAGACTTTATGAAACTGCTGGTACAAGTGGTTTGAGTAATGAATATAATATAGCAGCTTATCCACTCAGTGAATCGTGGGATGAGGGTATTGGTAAAGAATCAGATAATCCAAAAACAATTGTTGGATGTAGTTGGTTGAATAGACAAAATCGTGGTGGTGATATATCTGAAGTAACTTGGTCTAATCATGGTGGAACTTACATCAGTGAAGATGAAGTCACACAATCGTTTTCACTATCATCACCTGACATTGAAATGG